CTTACTCACAGGGCCAGCGGTTGTTGAAGAATGATGAAGTTGACACTTACCTTGCCGAGCTGATGGCCAAGAGGTCAAAGAAAGTCAAGGTTGATGCTGATTATGTGCTGAACAGGTTGGTGGATATCGACCAAATGGATGTCTTGGACATCCTGGACGAAGACGGATCGATCAAGGATATCAGCCGGTGGCCGAAAGTTTGGCGTCAGTTTCTTTCAGGTATTGACGTTTCAGAATTGTTCGAGGGGAAAGGCAACGAACGAAAGATGATCGGGATCATGAAGAAAATCAAGTGGCCTGACAAAGTTAAAAACCTTGAAATGATTGGCAAGCATATCGGCGTTGGTGCTTTCAAGGAAGTCAGGGAGAACAAACATTCATTTCTTGATGAGAATGGAAAACCCATGACACTGAAAGCCAGAGTTACTTTCGTTCTTCCTGGTGAGGTTGAAAAATGACAGGAAAAAAAATAAGCGCCCTCTGTTACGAACACGCTGGCGGTGATTACTACACCATGTTGACGCCTTATGGCTGGACCCCGGTGATGTTTGTCCATGATGGTTTGGGTTTCACTGTGTCTTGGTATGAGCATTGAGGGTGGCTGACAAATGAACGAAAAGGACACCAACGAATTTATACTTGATCTGAAGCTCCCAGGAAAGCTGGTTCCAGTTTTCACAGGTGAGGCCAGGTATCGAGGCGCGTATGGTGGCCGTGGTTCAGCTAAATCATGGAGCTTTGCGGATATGGCATTGCTTCGGGCCTACTCTTCTAAGACAAGGATCCTTTGTACCAGGGAGCTGCAAAACAGTATTAAGGCCTCAGTGCTGCAGATCCTAATTGATCGTCTCGAGGCCCATGGATTGGGGGACTTCTTCGACTATGGGGAATCTTACCTTCGGTCAATACTATTCGACGAGCATTTTTTATTCAAAGGATTGCGCCACAATTACCGGGAAATCAAGTCAACAGAGGGAATTGATATCTGTTGGGTCGAAGAAGCGGAGACAACAAGCGAAGAATCATTCCGGGTTTTACTGCCAACTGTTCGTAAGCCTGGCTCGGAAATATGGCTCACTTGGAATAGCGAAAGCCATGACGCACCAATTCACAAGCGTTTTGTCATGGATCCACCAGACAATGCAAAGATAGTGAAGATGAACTATGTGGATAATCCGTGGTTCCCTGAAGAGTTGGAGCAAGAACGACTTGCAGATCAAAAGCGCGACCCGGATGTATATGCCCATGTTTGGGAAGGTGAATGTTTAACCAGGACAGATGCTCAAGTATTAGGGGGGAAATGGCGTGTTGCAGATTTCAAGATGCCTGCAGAGGTGGATGGTGGGCCTTATTACGGGTGCGATTGGGGGTTCTCGTCTGACCCACTCGCCCTTGTGCGGTGTTTCATCAACGGCAACCGCCTGTACATTGATTACGAGGCAGGCGAGAAGGGTATCGAGATCAAAGATACACCGGCTACCTTCGATGAGATACCAGGGATAAAAAAGCACATGGTCCGGGCTGATAATGCTCGGCCTGAACTTATATCCCACATGCAGACAGAAGGATATCGGTGTGTTGGTGCTGATAAATGGCCTGGAAGTGTTGAGGACGGGATTACCCACCTCAGAAGTTACGACGAGATCATCATCCATGAGCGATGTGTCAAGGTGGCGAAAGAGGCCAGGCTATGGTCGTACAAGATCGATAAGCAGACCGGAGATATCCTCCCGGTCCTGATTGACGCCAATAATCATTGGATGGACGGCGTACGTTACGCCCTGGCTCCCATCATCAGGAAGAAAAAGTTTACCGGTCGTGCAGCCTATGCCGGTCAATTCAATGAAATCCTCCACGTTTCCCTTGATGAATTGTGGCCAATCAAAGGTCATGGCCTGGTCATAGGGTTCGCAGCCAAACAAACCACACAGTGTGCAGTTATCGCCCAGGTCAACATTTCCGGGCAATTACGGATCATCGAAGAAGTGATAGTACGGAACTCAGGTGTCAGCCAGTTTGCTACATCTGTACTGCAGCCATTATTGAGAGGGAAATACCGTGGCTGTCATTACGAGATCGTTTCATTCAAGGCGGCTTCTTCCTCCAGGACCACAGACAATGACGCAAATTTGATAATTGACGAGATCGAAGAAGCAGGGCTCACCATTGAATCAGTAGACTCGGACCTTTTAGGCAGGAGAATGGAAGCGGTTCGTTGGTACTTCAATCAGCTTTCAGGTGGTCGCCCGGCAATAACTATTTCCCCGTCATGCACAGTTCTTCGTGATGGATTGGCAGGCGGGTATCAGTTCAGACAGATGGAAATCCAGGGTACCGATGATATCCGCTACAGCGATAAGCCAGATGATAATCAGTACGTACTCCCCAACCAGGCCCTTCAATATATTTGCCAGTTTCAGCGTGGTGAATTCGAGAGCAATAAAATTCAGCCGGTCGTTTCCGGGTATAGGACGTACACATGATTGAGGAAAGAGATACCGAATACGACCAGGACAGAGTTGAAATGGTTGCAGATATCCAGGGCTTTGAAGTCGAGGAATCTGAAGAGGAACGTGAGCAGGCTGCAATAAGAGAATGGGAAGAGAAACTTCAGTTGTTTGGCAATGGTGTTGAAGCAGAGGCGCAAGAATTTGAGCGTCATAGGATGCCGGTTGAACTTCGTATGCTTGAAGACATCAGACAGTACAACGGTGTTCAAGATGATTCAACAAAGCGAATAAAAAAACCAGACAATACGGGATCGGGCTTAAACGTCAACATTACACGGAAGAAGACCAATGCAGCAGAGGCCAGGCTTTCGGATATGCTTTTCCCTACTGACGAGAAAAATTGGGCTCTTGATCCTTCTCCCGTTCCTACACTTGCCATAAAAGGACCTGTTGAAGCAGAAGCACAGCCACAGCCAGCACCACAGCCAGAACAATTACCAGCACCAATGGGGCAGCCACCACAACCAGGGCAAGCAGTAGAAATGGGGCAGCCTACAGCAATGCCAGCGGACCCCGCAGCAATGCAAATGCAACCAATGCCAGCAGATCCAGCGCAGCCTGAAGCAGAACTACTCTCCGAAAAAGAAGTAGCAGAACGTAACGCAAAAGAACGTGCTGAGTTGATGGAAAAGGAAATCGATGACCAGCTAACAGAGTGCAACTACCAGGCGTCAGGCCGTGAAGCTATTCGATACGGCTGTTTGCTTGGAACGGGAGTGATGAAGGGGCCGGTACTTCTCGGGAAAGGTCGTAGGGCATGGATAGAGAAAAAGGATGATGAGGAAAATGTTGCATACGTCCTGCAAGACATGGAAGACAACCGACCAGGCTTTGAACTGGTACCAACGTGGGATTTCTTTCCTACAATGTCAGCAACCAGGATTGAAGACAGCGATATAAACTTTCAGCGCCACTGGATGACACGGCGGGATCTTATACGCCTGGCGAAGCGTGATGATTTCATGAAAAATCAGATACGCCGGGTACTTCAGCAATCACCGAACCGAGTGGCACCTGATTATTTAACAGAGCTCCGGAATATGTCAGACATTTCCGCAGTAGGCGACGAAAAACGATATGTGGTCTGGGAAAGGCATGGACCAGTAGATGTAATAGACCTGCAGGCGTGTGGAGCAATTGACCACGAAGCAGAGGTTGACGAGCTGGAAGAATACCAAGGCGTGGTTTGGGTATGCCAGGGGATTGTTATAAAAGCCGCCGTTAATCCCATGGACACAGAAGACCAGCCATTCAGCGTATTCAACTTCGAGCGCGATGATAGTTGCATATTTGGCTATGGCGTTCCGTATCTGACAAGGGAAGCACAGAAAGTTGTTACCCAATCGTGGCGAATGATAATGGACAACGCCGGGCTATCTGTTGGTGGTCAGATCATAATCAACAAATCCATCATCGAACCGGCACCGGCTGCAGACGGTACTATTTCATGGGACATAACACCGCTCAAACAATGGCTGATGAAGGATAAGAACTCAAAGGCACAAGACGCTTTTCATGTGTTCGAGTTCCCTAATCACCAGAACGAACTGGCCGCTATCTTCAACATGGCAAGACAGATGGCAGACGAAGAAAGCGGAATTCCACCAGTAGCGGAAGGGGAATCAGGACCAACACAGACGCAAACGGCACACGGTATGGAAATGCTGATGAACAACCATAATATCGTTATGCGCCGGGCCGTCAAGAATTGGGACGATAACATCACAATTCCTAATATTACCAGGGCCTATGACTGGAATATGCAGAACAACCCGAGAAACGATATCAAGGGCGATTTTTCCCCACAGGCGAAAGGATCAACGGCTTTACTGCAGAAGGAAACGCAATCAAGAAACATGCTGAACCTGGTTAACTTCCTCATGACGCCCGCTTTTGCCGGTTGGGTGAATGTCGAGGAAACAATCAAGAAGTTGGTCACATCCATGCAGCATGATCCAAATGAACTGATCAAGACCAAAGCAGAATACGACAAGTTCATGAAAGAGCAGCAGGAAGCGCAAGCAGCACAGCCGCAGCCTGGAAACAATAGCCTGGAAGTTCAGAAGATGAAGAACGACCTGGCTTATAAGCTCCACCAAGAAAAACTACAGGAGTCTGCAGCCGACAGGCAGTTTAAAGCCATGCTTGCAGATAGTGCCAGGGAAACAGAAATGTTGAAGCTGGCACAGGTTAAGGAGATTTCTCTTAGCAAGATTGCCGGGGACTTACAAAAGATCCATGAAAAGAGCAAGGCCGATAGAACGCTAATGGCTGATGAATTCAAGGTCAAACTTGAAACTGGATCGGGGCTTTAATCATGCAAGCGTTCATGGAGACAGTATATCGGCCTGTTTCCACGAAGGCTGAAAGGGATCCTTTTAAATTCACAAAGACAGACGCAGAAGTAAAAGCCCACTTTGCACTGGTGGACGAAATAAGCAGGAGACAAGTTGATGAGCGGAAGCGGGAACATATACGGGCCACCACCAAAGATGATGCTGAATGAAGAACAACGGTCGAAGCTCATTGACGCACTTGCCAGGGACGATAACCACCAATTCAAGGTTGATCGTGATGGGGCCACATGGAAGGCAGTTAAGCAGGAAATCGAACGACTGAAAGAGACGGACTATCAATCCACTCTCAGGAATAGAAAAACAGACCACGGACAAACCCAGTACGCAAGAGGGGCGCTCGATGCCCTTGATAGCCTCCTGGAGTTTGGTGGTGAAGAAGTATAACCAAAGCCGCTGCCTCCCATGGGACGCAGCATGGAGCTTGAAACAATGCCAGACGAAATTGAAGTAGAAGCAGAAGACACAGCAGAGTTCGACGCAGCATTCCAGGAAAAGGCCGAGCAGTCAGAGGCCAACAACCAGGACCAATACCCAGGAGAAGTAGGGGAGGAAAATGCCAATGAAGAGGAAAAGGACTTCGATGATGCTTTCAATGAGGCCGCAGCAGATCCAGCCGCCCTTGAAGAACCTGAAGTAGATCTTTCCGCAGAACTCGAAAAGACCAAAGCAGAACTTGAGAAGCTAAAGCAGAGTGAGCGTAGTCAGCGGGGGCGAGTATCTGCCCTGACAAAAAAACTTGTTGAGCAGAGGGCCGCTAATGAGCCGCCTAAAGTTCAGGAAGAAAATACAGGTGACGCGGATTCTGACGAAGACGAAGACGAAGATTGGGAAGAGTTTAACCGCGAGTTCCCGGAAATGGCCGCCATCGTCGATAAACGCCTAAATTCTGTGAAAAAGAAGGTTGAGAAAGTTTCTGGCCAGGTTGAGAGGGTTACGACCACTCAAGACACCCTGGTTGAAGATAAAATTCTCACCTACAAAGCGGAACAGTTTGAAGACCTCAGAGACGCCCACAGGGATGTTGACGAGATCAAGGTAAGTCCAGAGTTCGCAAAGTGGCGAGTTAATGCCCCGGCAGAGATTCAAGCAAAGATAAAAAGCCACCATGCCGCAGATGCAACCAAGGTCCTTGATACTTTCAAGGAACAAACCGGGTGGGGGAAAACACCTCCTGCAAACAAAGGCAAAAGCGAAGTTGAGCTTATCAACCAGCGGAGAAAAGAAGCGCTGCAAAGAAGCGCCGGTATTTCTTCCAAAACAGTTGGGCGTACAGCAAAGAACGATGCATTGTCGGACGATTTCGATGACGCCTTCGATGCTGCAGCCCGTAAGAAGGAAAAACAACGGTCCCGGATGTATTCATAACACCTGGATCGAACAAATAGGATTAAGCCATGACTGAATATGGAGATTTAAGCCAACGGACCGCAGCACATGCCGTTGTTGATATGCTGGATTACGCAGAGGCTGTACTTGTCCTGTCAAAATTTGGACTGACTAAAGAAATGCCAAAGAACAAAGCCGATAACATGAAGTTTCGTCGGCCTGTTCCTTTTGCTCCAGCCCTTACGCCTCTCACCGAGGGTGTGACCCCTGCAAGTAAAACCATGTCTTATGAAGACGTTCCGGTAGCGATGCTGCAGTACGGTGATTGGACTAAAATCACTGACAAGATTGCCGATCTTGCTGAAGATCCCGTTCTTGCTGATGCAACTGAACTTTGTGGTGAGCAGGCCGGGGAAACCAAGGAGATGCTGCTTTGGGGAACTCTTAAAGGTGGTACTTCCGTTG